TTAACTGCTGTATCTATTGGGGCGTTAATTTTATTAAGACCAAGGTTCTCTCTGGCTTGATTCATCTTCTTCCCAAAAGAAGCAAGGTACATCTTATACAGCATAGGTGCTTCATCGCCAATGTTCTTAAAGTTTCTCTCATCTGCCATAAACAGACGGAGTAACTCTAACTCAATGAGGGCGTTGGTTTCGTATTGCTTTCTAAATTTAGCAAGGGCTCCTGAGAGTTGCTTGACGCTAACTGTTCCAGGGAGTAAGGGGTACTTGCGCCCGACACGATAAGAAAACTCTGCAGCGACATCCATTGGAGTCCACTCATGCTCTGGTCTTCTTCCCCTAGTCTTAGGATCGGATTTTCTGATCTTAGGGCCTGGACCATCTTTCGGTTCGACGAGCCCAAAGCCTGCCAGATTATCTCCATCATCTTGATATTGTCTCATAGGTACTCGTATCTCTTTCATTAGAATCCCTTTGGATTCAGAATCTTTTAATTTATTACTATCTTTACTATTAGGTACTAATGACTTATTAGTCATACTGCTATGTGACTTATAGTCATGTGAGGTGCGGTAATCTTCAGTGCGGTAATCTACTGCATCCTTTTCTGTAGTGCGGTAATTTTCCACCACTTCATACCAGTCCATACCTTTAAAACCATTAGCCCTCTTGCTGGGAGTTCTAATAAGTAGCCCATGCTTCTCTAAGGCTTTGAGAGCACTTCTAACGGTTCGGTCAGAAGTTTTGTTAGTCTGTCTACACAACTCCTCTACTGAGGTCTTAAAACGGTCTTTGGAGCCTGATAAATGGCAGATTACAACAAGCAGTCGGAACTGATAATCGGTAAGGGGGGCTGAATAAGCCTTTAAAGGGATTTTCAAGGGTTGTCGTCCTTAAAAGGGGATATGCCTTTGCCCCCATCTCCTTCTTCAATGCGCTTGGCTACTTCAATGGCTAGCACATCCAGCACCGTAGTCATTATGTAGTCAGCCATGTGTTCCACAAAGACACCCATGCTATCCATCATTGCGTTATACAGTTCGTCAGTTCCTACCTCTGAGTAGTCGACTTCAATCTTATCTAATCCCTCTGAGATGTCCCAGACCTCTATGCCAAAATCTTCAACTGCGCCAAGTATTAGATGGGCCTGAGTTGAGTTGTCCCACGCTATTCCAATTACATCATTAGGAGTTATCTGGCGAATAATTTCTTTTACTGGGTTATCGGTAACAACTATGTCATCGGCAGCAATTAATAAATGATCTATTTCAAAAGCATTTACTATAAAGCAAGTTATCTTTATAGAGTGCCTCTTACATACCTCTATAACACTCTCGGCAAAATGGTTTTCATTTCCCGTTACTGGAATAAAGACCTTCAACTCATTAGTTGCGCCGTATTTATTAATGAGGGCTTCCATGCCTTCATCAACACACACATCTTCAAAAGAGATAACTCCAATATTCATACGCCTCCTACAGTTGTGATAAACGAGTAGGTGATTTAATCACTACTGGTTTGTTTAAATACATTCCAATTGCCAAAGATACAAAGGTCGCTGCAGGAACCAGAACAAAGAAATCATAATACAAATCCATTTGCGCCCAAAGACCTAAGAAACTTAGAGGTAACGCAAAGTATTTGTTTAAGGTTGGCTTAGTAATAAAGCCAGAGATAAATAGATCTAGAAACTCAATTACGTAAGTAACTGCCATTCCTGTGAGTAGTACGGATATAACTATGTCTGTAGTCATAGCCCAAGATCCTACACCGTTAGAGTTGTGTACTCCACTCCATCGTAGGTGCGTAATCTCCAGAAGGCATTCTGAGGAACCCAGTCAATTAGGGTCTTGGCTAACCTAGGGACTTTCTTTGGCTTACTTGGATACAAGTGGCTATATGAGGCGTCGTCAGTCCCTTCCCAAACCGCACCAAAGTCTGAGGGCAATGAGCCATCAAAGTAATCTGTGGCTACCTGAGACTGTTCAAACTGAATTAGATCTAAGAAAATACTGCCTGCCGTAGTTCCATAAAACGATACCTTAGCGTATGACGCATCTGAAGTGGAGTCAGTTAAACCAGTTAACGTAACATTTGCAAAAGAAGTAGTTACTGAAATTGCTTGAGTTACAGTCTCTACAACAACGTCAGACTCGTCATAAAATGTAATTTTTACATTTGCAGATAACGCAGCCAATGCTTTGATAGAGGTTGATAAAGTGTAATACTTTCCTGGAGTTACAGGTATTTCATAATCTGTAGTAATGCTCCAAGGATTTGTTACTACAAATTTACCGCTGTAATCTCCCGAATAACCATATGTTGGAACACTAGAATCTTGTGTAAAGGTTGCTCCACTTAATGCCCATGTAGTTGAGTTAACTTCAAAAGATGGGTTTTTAATATAATTTGTTTTTAAAGGACTTAAAAACACATCAATAGCACGTGCTTCATCATAGGTAACCGTATCTCCTTCTTGCATGCACACTTGATCAATGTAGTAGGTTCCTGCAGCACTGTAGTCGATTGAGATGCCAGCATAACTGGAGTCTTCGTCAGATGTTGCAACTTTACTTGCAGACTTCCAAGTATTATTAGCAGAAACTACAGTTGAACTTTTTGCTGCAGAAGTTGGTTGCCCATCTTTATCATAGAAAGTAACTGATAAGGTAATGTTTCCAGCACTTGCTGGAGATTTTAATTTACAAGAAACCACGTACTCAGTATCTGGAAGTACTGGTATTCCTTGTGTAATAACGTTACCACCACCTACTACAGCAATTACAGAACCATTTAATGCCGAAGCGTTATAAGGAGTAGTTGTTACTGTTGTTACGTTAAACTGATTACTTGCTGGAACAGTAGTGATTGTATATGTTCCATTAAAATCCTCACTCAATCCAGACAGAGTAACAGTTTGTCCAACAGAATATCCGTGATTTGCTACGGCAACTTGGAGAACAGTTGTGCCGTTATCTCTTTGTAAACCTGTTACCGTTTTTGCTGTAGGGTTTGCATAACCTAATGCCATGCTTCCCGCAGCAGATGCAACTATTTTACCAGTTCTAGTTGTATCTATTTGATTACTGTTTGAATCAGGAACTTGTTCAGTACTTGAAGTTAGCACTGCATTACTAACTATCCAATTACCAATTCCACCATAAAAAGTTGAGTCTTGAACTGTAAGTAGTAAGTTTTCAGAAACAGTTATTGTAGGTTCAAATCCAGTTAAAGATTCAGCATAAGTCTCTAATGCAAGTTGAGTTCCTTTACGAGCATATAAATAGTTTGCTTCTCGTATTAATCGTTTTCTGTTTTTAGTAGGCAATCCAGCCTCTGGCGTTAATCCCAAACTTGCTACCTCTAAGGGCAAGAGTTCTACAGGAGTCTCAATACCTGTATGTCTTGGTTTTAATAAGTCCAGCAAAGTATACAACTGTTCTTGTGAAAAAGTTAATCCCGATATAAAATTATAAAGATATGAATTTGTGTCTACTACTCCAAAGGAACCTTGTTCACTACTAGTGAATACTCTTGGAAGGCTATTCATAAAGGTTTTTTGTACGTTGTGATCTGAAGGTACGATTGCAGTTATAGAACCCGCAACTCTCCAAACATTTTGATCAGTAAATAAAAAGACTCGATAGTAAGTTTGTCTACCAGGAATTAGTGGAACATCTGATGGATTATCTTCTCCATCAATATACTCTGCACGAGATACATTTCCTTCTGTAGCAAACTCATCAAAAATTATAATTCCATCTTCTGCGGTTTCTGGGAATCCAACTTGACTTCGTAGTAATCTTATTCGAGAAAAATTACCTCGAGGAGTTTGCCAACGTATTAAAACTTTTGTAAAGTCTAAAACCAATACAGACATTGGCTCTACAGAAAAAGCAAGTTTAACAAACGCACCATATTTGGTAGCGCCGTAATAATTTATACCATATCTAGCCACAGACTAATACTCCTTAAGGACTTACTATATCGCCGTAAATAACCCACTCATCACTGTCTACCTTAATTAGGGTAGCCACTGCGTACTGTCCGTTTAACTCAACTGTTCCAGTTGCAACAGATGAATACAGGTCTGCTACATCTTCCGTAGTCACTGAAACTGTTCCAGTTCCATTTTGGATTACAACAAAGGTCTGCCCCACTGTAAATTCAAAAGTTGCATCATCAGGAATAGTTAATGTTACTGAACTACTGCTTGAAAAAACAATTGCCTTACCTGTGTCGTTTACATCTAGTGTGTAAGAAGTTGCTGCACTGTTTTCTATAAATCTTTGATGTGCTGTAGGAAACGCTGAAGCAACAGGAAGCCACTCACTTCCACTCCATACATACGAAGCCTTTGCCACATTAACCTCCCATTAACATTAAGGTGTCATTCAATGAACCACTCGTTGTAATCGCAGTTGCATCAACCTCTGAAGATGAGTCTATCCAGATTGTGCCAGCGGCAAAGTCTGCACCCGTTGGTTGGGTTGCTGAATAAATTACTGGTACAAGTTCTTTACCTCTTGTGTAAATAGTTCCATCTGGTTGTACCTTGGTAACAACTGCAGATGCTGAAGTTTGAAATTCAACTAGGTTTGCGGTCTGACTAGCCCTGGCTCTTACAACGAGACTCTTTACTCCAATAGCAGATGAGACAATTACTGAACCACCAACATCAGAAACATACTCGTCGTAAATGTCTTTTATACCGTACTCAATATTAGCCAAACGATCTTTAAGTGTGTTCCAAGAGGTAGTTACAAGATCAAACTCTCCAACCCAACCTGAGCCTGTTTTTATAAAGGTTCCAAGATTTGCTTGTAAGGAGTTAACCTCTTCTTGAAGGCTATTTACGTGCTCGGCAAGAACGGTGTCGCTAAAGTCAACCTTTGTTGTAAAGGACTTTACCGATGCGGGATATGCTGCAGTCACTTAATTTCCTTTCAGACCTAACGGTCTATTTTCTCTTGTTTGCCCCCTATTTACTGTCTTAACTATTAATGGGTATGTCCTATAGCGGCTTTTCCTGTCATCTGCGACTCCAAGGTAGAGACCTTTCCTTCTAAGGTAGTTATCTTTCCTTCGGCTGTTGTCATTCTTGTTTCTAAACTCTTTACTTTATTGGCTAGAGCCATAACGGTAGCGGTTAAGTCCACCTCTGTAGTTCCGTCAGAACTCTTAACAGTTATTACATGAGCAGATAATCCAGTTAAAGAAGTTTTATTTGCAAGAGGTTTAATAAATATCTTTTTATTTTTACCTTTATTTTTACCAAATGCTCCAAACCAAATAGGGTATTCAAGATTGCCGCCTTCAAAAGAAATCCAAACTCCCTGACCAACTGCAGGAGGCTCTGTTCGTATTCCAGCAGGTTCAGCAGGGTCTATCCATCCAGTAACTTGAGCCCCAATTAATTGGGGAATAGATACCTTTAAACGACTTTGTTTTTTAGGATCAGTATTGTTTTTTACAACACCTCTATATATTCCAGATAAGTTACTCATGAAATTACGCCAATGTTTAGATTTGTTTCCTGGAATCTATAAATTTCTCCAGGATCTCCTATCATTGTGTTTGCCCCAGAACCACCCTCTTCGTGTAATGCTGTTACGTTTACAGTCTTTACACCAGGTGCTTGTAGAACCATGAACTCAACATCTCTTGGATAAATGGTTTCTGCAAAAGTTGCGTTTACATAACCAAAGCCAGTTAAAATAGCAATTTTAATATTCTCTTCTACCTCTTCAGTTGTGTACTGATCTGTCTTTGTATAAGCCAAAGTGCACAAAAGATCTACATAAGTAGGAGGCTGAACGGTAACTGTTGTTCCAATTAATACTTTATCGGTTAAGAATTCTTCAACACTTTCTTGTAAACGTTCAAACTCTGCAGTTGGATTATCTTCCTCATCTAATCCTGGAGAAAGATCTGTATCGGTTGCTGATCTACTTGGTGCTATGTACAGGGTGACAGATGTCCAAACAGCAGCGGTTGCATTGGCTTTTCCAATACCGCTAACAGATAGTGCAAGATCTGAAAAGTCTTTTAATGTAACTGCTCTGTTACCAGAACGTAATGCGGCTGGTGCTGAAGCACGAATTTGATCGTTGGTCTCAGGGTCAGAACCACCCAAGGCAGCGGTTTCATTTGTTACTGTTACTGCACCTTGTACTGCAGTTGTTTCTCCTTCTGATAAACCAGGAATAAATTCAATAGTATCTATAACTGCTGATTCAATATTTCCTATAGAACCGCCTCCAACAGTATATAGCGCTCTGATTTCAGAGTAGTTTGTTGGTATTACACCTGACACACCGTCTCCAAAATTTATATAAACAAGATTATTATCATCAACAAATAATGAATAAACTAAATCATTTGTTGAATAATCAATAATGTGTTCAACCTGTGTCCACTTAGAAAACAGGTCACCATCTTGAACATAAATCTCTACAGAACCATCAACTACAGGAGACTCTCCAAGAGCAAATCTCATGGCTGGAGTTCCAGTGGATGTTCCAACCAACTCTCCGTATGCAGTGGTGTCATCTGCAACTAGAGTGACTGACCTTCCTTCAGAGGCACTTACAGTGTATTCTCCAGGAGTTTCTCCAACAAGTGCATCAATTACTGCATCAGCAACGGTTGTAAAGTAAACAGTTTCAACAGTATCATCAATAATTACTTGACCACTTACAACAGTTCCAGCAGGTATTGTTACCTCTTCTTCCGATGAATTAGTAAAAGTAATTCCTACCGTGGCATTTCTATAACCTGCGGGAGTATATCCATAGGTTAAAGCAATGTTTAAGAGACTTTCTCGTTGAGTTGCAGTTCTAATAAAAGATTCATTAGCAACTCGGTCAATGTAATAAGACACTAAGTCGCCCATATATGCAAAGGCTTCAACTAAGGCAACCCCAAAGTCTGCAGGATCGGAAGCATTCCACTCAGGAATACGGTCTTGTATTCTTGCAATTAACTCATCTCGAAGAGAATAGTAATCTCTTCCTGTGTAATCGATTGAGATAGGTATATTTGATGGTGGCGCAACGGTCATAGCAACTCCTCATAGATTGGATTAGCACCTTGAGAAAATACCAACCCAATGAGAGTGCTAACAACCTCATCGTTTGGTAAACCATAAACAACCTCAACAGTTAAAGTTCCTGTATAGGTATCGCTTGTTACATTTGTTTGTTGAAGAGTTAATAGATCTAGTTGTTCAGCAAAGGCTTGTTCAACCGCTGCTTCAATTTCACTAGTTGCTACAGTCTCTGAATTAAACAAAGAGTACGGAATCGTTGTTCCAAAACTTGGGCGCATTACTCTTTCTCGTAAAGTTGTTCCTAAAACAGACTTAACCCTATCGGACCAAATTTTAGATTGAGATTGAGTTGAAGCAACCTTTCCGTAAGAATCTATGGAAAATGGAAGCGCAATTGCTTTTTGAGCCACTAGTCACCTCTCCATTTTCTAGGGGTTGTTTTATATCCTGACGACCCTTGTGAAACTAAAACCGTACTAGAGTTTAACCTAGTATTAGTTGGTTTATTTTTTAAGTTTCCTATAATATCATTTTGTATATTTCTATAAGGAACAGAACCAGCAGACGAAGGCCTAAAAGCACTAGGTTTGTTACTACCTATACCATCTGTCCTACACTCAAAATCTACTTCATAACCCCCAGAAACAAAAAGGTAATGTGTTGCTTTCTTTATGACCCAAAAACCATCTCCACCACCCTGCGTTCCACTAATCTCAACGGTTCTCCAAGGAGCAATTCTTGGATCTCCTTGAGCCTTGCCTTTTCCTGGTATAGATAATCTTCCTAATTGAGAGGCTGCTTCTGACAAAGACCTAGCCATAGCATTGCTATTTACTACGATACTTGTTTTATTTTTAGAGAACAGCGGATCCTTGGTGCTTGCTCGCACCGACTTTCCTAATTTATTGGGTGAAGTTTTAGAGGAGTACACCTTACCAGTTACTGGATCTACACCACGAACCGTATTCTCACTTCTGCTGTACTCTCCAGAAAGTTCAGGATAATCTCCTACACGGGCTTCAAACTCATCTAAAGTGGGTGCTGCAAATTTATTAACTGGAGATACAAAAGAATTGTCGGAATACAAGACAGGTATTGTTGTCATAAATTGATTAATCATTTTATCAATTGGATGAAAATGTAGTTCTGTGCCAGAGACTTGAATTCCATAACCAATTGTTTCTGCAAGTTCATTTAATTTTTCCCAGTAAGATTTTCCAGATAAAGACTGTTGTGTAAAGATAGTTTTATGTGGAGTAACATTTGGTTTTAGTTTTGCTTTTTTAGCAATTTCAATTGCTATTTGAGGAGCCGTTTTGTTAGTCCAAATTTTAAGATCAGTTTCTTTTAAAGGATAAGATGCACCCACACATTGAATTTTTGTTTCTTGATAATCTTGATACTTAATTGGTAAGGACACGGTAGTGGCATAACCTACAAAACTTCCAGAAACCTTATCGTTTTTCCAAGTAAACTGAATTGGAGTTCCAGTCTTTATTGCTTTAAGAATAAAAGGAGTTAGTAACGTATATGTTAATTCCAGAATATCGTGCTTACCCATCTCTTGATGAAGAATGACCTGATTAGGTTGAGCCTTAAGAGACGGAAAATCAGGATAAGAAACTTCGTAATAACTACTAAGTCTATGTTGAGTTCCTGGACTACGCATTTGGAATCCTTAATTGAGTTCCTGGAGTAATTTCTTGAGGGTTTATAATCTCTGGATTAATATCTAAAATTCTCCACCACAAAGAGGGACTTCCTAAAAATTTTGTAGCAAGTAAATCTAAGCGGTCGGTTTCAACCCATTCATATATAAAGTATCCTAAATAAGAAGTTGGATAATTTCTAAAAACTGTTAGATGGTATTCCTGTTTACCTGCATGCCAAGCCTTAAATAGAGTGCCATCAACATACCTGCTATCTAAAAAAATCATCGGTTATCCTCTGGTTTCAATCCCACGTCATTGTATCTTCCACAAGATAGGGATACTTGAGAAAGAACAGGAACCATTCGATCATTAAAAATAGTATGACTAACGTTTATTCCATTTAATCTAACTAAATATCTTAATCCATCTCCTAAGAATAACTCTATTTGAGATCCAATTAAAAATCCCCAATCAGCACTCTTACCATTTAGAATGGTTTGATGTATAGCATTTGGTCCATTTATAACTCTAAACAAGTACTCAAGATCGTACATAGTTCCTTTTTTATAAATAGTTTTTAAATCTTCAACTCTACTAAGAGTATTAACTCCTGAATAAGGATTATTTTCTCCTGTTGCTAATCCATTTTCATCTAAGAAATCCATGTCTCCAATTCTATTTAGTAATAAAGTAAAATCAATAGTAGACAATCCCACACCACTTATAGGAGCAAGCCCTCCCGCAGCACCACTTCGTATTACGTTT